AAACTGCAAGTGCAGGACAATACTCGATGCAAAACACTCCGGGTGATCTGGAAAGGTATAGCGCCACGTGCATTGGGAAAATGCCGGATCGTGCGTTAAAATGAACGTCCCGTTAAACCTGGTGCAACAAACATTTCCGGTTATTCCTTCAAGCGTTACGCCCACGTCAGGCGCCACACCGTCGTCGAAGTAACCGCAAGCACATCCGGATAGACACCCCCACGGCAGATCGTCGCATGATGTAGTGAAATCAGCCGTCAGTAACACCTTTGCTCCAGCGGTACAGTCACAGCCAGACGGGCACCCAGTGCCGAGACGTGGAATCTCCTCTTGGACCCACGTGGACACATCAGGCGGACTGGCGTAATCCTTCTGCCACATGGGTATGGGTTCACTGTGATTGTCGTCTTGTCGGTACTGCCAAACGATAACGCGGTAGACATCGCCAAACGGGGCAATGGTAATTGTGATAGCCGTGTCTGAGCACAGCCGATACTGAAAACCGGAGTAATCCCGCCGCCACTTGCACGAATTACCCACCGCGCCAAACCACGGTATCCACTGCGGCGTCGTGTCATAGCAATCGCATAACCTACAGTCCACAGGAGCGACGACGACACACCCGACCACTCAATCTTCAGGCACGCGGGCGCGGGAGCTATTACTTGTTCGCAGCTTGCCGTACTACACGGACATGGCTTGCCATCACCGGTGTGACGGGTAATCGTGCAGGTGGCTGAAGAGCTATCGCAGTCCGACCTGCTGGTATCGTTGTCCAATTCGTCGCCAACGATCTCGCAACACAACGGTGACGTAGAGCCGTAATTCTTAATCCACCTGTGGTAATCCAACGAACCTAGTTCAACCCGGATCTTGTAATCACCACTAGAGGAGTCCCGGTATACCGTCAGGCTGATATCATTGGAGCCCAAGCAAAGAACACCAGCCACGTCGTCACAAAACCACCGGCACGGGTTCAGGGGATCTTGGTAAAGATAGTATGCTCGATTGAGCGTAGCACATTCAGTACAGGAGGCATTTGCTGCGCCTGAGATCACCACTGTCCAGCAACACGGGGCCGTAAATTGGGGCGTAGATGTAGTAGAGCAGTGGACGCAATAGCAATCGCAGGGCTTACTCGGCTCAGTCCCGTCACAACAATCAGGGCACGGATACGGCTGCGCAAAATGAGTCCGCGGCAACAGCAAGCCGCTGGCACGTCGTAACCAATTAGCAGCGCCCATCAGGTCGTACTCGCAGCACAGTCTATCTGGACCCCGTCCCAACCGGGATAATCCGGCGGGTCGATCTTGTCGTTCCACGACGCCTGGACGGTAGCGTTGTCGTCGACCGGGTCCCACTGATGAATGTTGTGGATCTCCGTAACCGCGGCCATCAGCAGCGCCGTAAGGACCGGCTGCGTCACCACCACTGCGTCTACAGTGATCGGGCCAGCCGTGTAAGCTGAATCATTGACCTTGCAGGTAATCCACGTAGCGTGGGGCTGGAGATACTCGACCTCCAATCGTCCGTGACGAAAGAGAGCCAACCCCCGGGACCCCCAGTCATCCGGGGAAACAAGGTCGCCTTGGCCCCGCCCGCGGAACCGAGACAATACATCGAGCACGGGGAACGTAGCCGCCGTGTAGTCGGTCACCCATTCCGAATTAGTGTTGTCCCACAAACGCGGATAGGCTTGCCGAAACGAATCATCGGGGGCCATCGCGTCATACAGCTCGAACATCACTTCTCGACGCTGATGGCCGGGTTGCCGGAACCACCGCGCGCGCCGCGTGTGTACGTTGCGCATCTGGCGTTCGATGTACCGGGTGGCGTAGGCGGCCCGTTGAGCGGCGTCGGGGCTGAGTATCAGTGTCATGGCTGAGCCCCTTTAGGTCCCTTCGGGCGTCCATTTGCGGCCCTTGGGCATGATCAGAGTGATACCAGAGAAGTCGGCCTCCATGATCCGGATACCCTGGCTCCATATCACCGTAGCGGCCGGATCATAGATACTGCCTCCGTCGTAGATTTTGGCCACACTGGCGATTCGCGCACGATTATTCTTGCGGCAGTCGAGCACGCCGCCGTCGCTGACGATCACCGAGGCAAACGTGCCAATCGACTTCCAATTCGTGGTGCCGCCGGCGATTACGATCTCTGACGTGATCGCCGCGGCTTTATTCATGTCCAGTATGCCATCTCGCTGGGCAACCGATACTAGCGTGGCGTCTATACTGACCATACCACCATCGATATCCAGGGTCGTACCAGCGGCCAGCCCACTTCCGCAGGAGACATCGGAGTCGGTAGCAACGGTATCGGTATAGCCGACTTTCAACGTGCTTAGATTGGCCGTCTCGCCACCGAACCAACACACCCCAACCGAACCCTTGTCGACTTGCATGGTGTTCAACACATGCGTCCCCTTCCACAAGATCGCCGGAATACCGGTCTCCATGACGGTGCCGCTGTTGTCGATATTCACATCCGTCTGCACGGCCCCAGTGTCGAGTTTGATCCGGCCTGACCCCGCACCGTCGCCAAGACCGAGGTAGACGGTCGTGATTTCAACCGCCAAGTAAGTCGGACGATACTCGACGTATGGATTGCTGACATCGGCCGTGTTGTTGCGTGGCAACCCAATGGTTCCGGTAAACGTCTGAAACTGGATGAGACTTGCCAGTGTAGCGCCGCTTTGCGATAGCCCGTACAGACACGAGATCGACGAGTTTTCAAAGACCACGTCATTGGTAGCCACCGGCACAGCGCCGAGGGACCAGTTGGCCGCCGTGTCCCAGCAGTTTGGCCCACTGTTGGCCGTGGTGTCGACCTGGTCGCCGACGACGCCATCGCCGCCGGTCACCTCGGATGAGGTCACGGTAAACGGGATACCCTCGTTCCCAGTATCCATCGTCAGTGTAATGTCGGGGCTATTGTCGGTCGCGTCGACCTCGGCTATCTCGGGAGCCGAGGAGGCGTTCCACAGCGACACCAACCCCGCCACTACGGCTGCTATTGTCTGCGTACCGCCCACGGTGAACTCCACCGATGCCGAACCGCACGTCAGCTTGGCCGTATCGTTAGTGGCCCAGGTGAGACTCACCGTAAACGTTGACACCTGCTTAACTGCCGGAGCGTTTCCCTGCCATACATTAGTCGCCATATCCTTAGTCCTCGTAGAGTCGCACGTCTAATTTGCAGCTTGCCGTATCGGCCTTGGCCTTCAGCACAACAGCCGGGTCCACTCGAAAGAATGCGACTTCACCCGGCTTGAGTTTGCCGACGACCTTCATGCCCGTACTGTCCGGCCCAAATGTTATGAAGTTATTGGCGTCGAGATTCCGCATAAACAGCAGCCCTTCGGTCGTCACATCCCCGAAGTCGACGGTCTCTTCGCTAGTACCGATCGTCTGCACGTAACCACCGCGCCCCGGATTGGCCTGATCGATGTTGATCTGTCCGCCCTGAAACGACTCGCGGAAAAAGCCGTTTTCCACCAGGTAGGAAAGGCGCAGTTTGAATTCGTCAGCCATGGGTCACTCCGGTTATGGTTCCGTGCAGCCGGGTAGTGGGATGAAGTCTTGTTCTTTGTAGAGTTCCGAGTCGATGAACGTGGCGTTGTCGGGGGAAGGGTTGTTGATTTGCACACCAGCGATTGTCAACAGCACGGGGATCGCAGTCGGGTCACCGTTTTTGTCCGTACACGGGCTTTGCTCACCGGTAAAGGGGTCTACCTGGTACAAATCGTGGTTGAGGGTTTTTCTGATCCAGGTTTCCTGGTCGGCGTTATCGATCAAATGCAGCCTGATAACGACCGTGCGATAAGCAGTGTCGTTCCGCTCTTGCCATTCCCCGATCCGGATAGCCTGCACTTTCCCTTTCCGGATATTCACCACCACGCCGTCAATCTTGAATTGCCTCGTGTTTATGGCGTCCCGATAATTGAGAAGCCAGCCAGGGACCTGAGGGGCGTTGTAAGTGATCACAGGCGCCCATCGCGAATCATCGCCCTCCACCGGTGGGTCGAAGTAGTTACCCGCTGCGGTCAGGATCGCCTTACCGTTTCGATCCTTATAAAATGGCCTCTGAAACTGTTCGGTGTCCCACACCACCACGACCGGATCGTCCAACGGGTTTTCCTCGGCCTCGAACTCAGTCGAATAGTTGGCCGTAACGAGCCAGACCCGCTTGGAAAATGACTCGTTGCGAGCACGTACGCGGCGACACTTTGCGCGGATGTCCTCGGGGTAGATCGAGCCAATCCGTGGACATGAGGAATGGCCCTTGACCGCGACCGCCTCGTCGGTATTGCTGGTAGTGGTAGCGCGAAATACCCGTGTGTAGCGTGTGACCGTCTTCTGGCCCGAGAACTCGTCAGCACCGTCGCGCCCTCGGTGAATCTCATTGAAGGTGTCTACGGACATCAGGAGGGGATCTCCTGGAACTCACTGCCCTGGTCCTGGATCAGTCCGACAATCTCGTCGATGCCTTCTGCTGTCTTCTTGGTATTCTTCACCACGTCCTGCATGGGCTTCTTGCGTTGGTTCATCGCGGCCATGATACTGGACCAGGCCTGCGTAGAACCCTTCGTGAATGCGCCGGGCGAGCCGCTGCCTCCTGCGCCTCCTGCGCCTCCTGCGCTGCCGGCACCAACCGTAGGTAGCGGCGAAAAGGCCGGCAATCCGGCCACCCCAGGTTTGAGTCTCTCAAATTCTCTCGAAAACGCGGGGAGCTGCCCTGCTTTCTCTTTCCATCGCCGGGAAACCTGCAAACTATCCGCACCAATGGCACTTAGTCGTTTTTCGCTTTTTTCTCTCAGCTTTACAATTTCATTCTCTATATCTAGTCTGAGCCGCGCCTCCTTTGTCAATTGTGATTCGGCATCATCTCGTTTTACTGCCGCTGCTATCTCCGCTCTGGTCAAGCCGGGCAGTATCTCAGTTGTTTTAGAGGGAAACTCTATGCCCTCAAAAGTAAGCAATTGTTTCATAACGTTATTGATAAACGTAAGAGTATCACGCCACTCCTCTTTGGTGGCTTTCGCAGCAGCTCCGAGCTGATCTTGTATTCTTCCCCGCAGAATAGCGAATTCACCACCGAGCCTCAGTAGTAATATCTTTATGTTAAGTATTGCCTTTTCCCACAAAGCCATAAACGCTAACGTAGTCTGTTGTGTAAGGCTAATTATGCCTTCCCTGAACCCCTCCCAACTGGCAAGCATTACATCTAAGTGGCTGCGCATAACCGTAAACGCATCGGCATAAGTGTCTGCTAGCGGTTTTGCAAACGCCATTACGGTGTTAATTGAGCCGGAAAACGTCTCACGGAACATCTGCCCCCAGGCCCTTGCGCCCTCCGATAGCATCGAGAACAACCTGGGAAGGCGTGTCAGGAAGTTGGCGAATCGCGACATGGTTGCCATGGCAGTAGGACCAAACGTAAGCACCAACGCATCCCCAATCTTCGTAATCTCCGCCCCGAGCTTGGCCGAACCCTTTTGTATTGCGGTAAGTTGGTTATCTGCAACTTCCTGCGCCATGCCCCCTGCTTTCTTCAGTTCCTCCTGGAAATTGTGTAACTCTCCACTGCCCTCGAAGAGTTTCAAGATCACGTTGCGGACGCTACGAGTCAGGCCCATCTCTTGCATGGCGGCCGAAAGGGTCATACTACCCATCGACCCTAGACCTTTGGTCAGGTTCCTTACCACCGAGACCATGTCAAGCATGTTGTCCGTTCCATCGTCGATGGTGATGCCGTACTTCTTGAATGCGGCACTGTTCATTGACACGGCACGCGGGATATCCCGAAAGAGCACCATCGCCGCGTCACTCGCTTCGGCCCCTTTCTGGCCACGCTCAGCCAATAACGCCAGCAGCCCGACGCCCTCTTCCAGGGAAATGTTATAGGCGCGCATGTACCCGGCTATGGGACCCGACAACGCTTCAGCAAACTGTTCGGTGCTCGCATCGGCCAGCGTATTGGCCTTTACGAGCATGTCCGAAAGCCGCACCATGTTTGCCAGGTTCTCCTGTGGGTCCTTGGACTTCATGCCCAGGGCAGCCAAAGAATCGGTCAGTAATTGTGTAGCCCGGCTGAGATCAAACATGCCGGCCTGCGCAAAAGTCGCTACCGCCGGCAGCGCAACGATTGACTGCTTGGCATCGAGCCCGGCCGAGGTCAGAAAGTAATACGCCTCCGCGGTCTCGGCAGCGCTGAATTTCGTGACCTTTGCAACCTCGATAGCGGCCTTTCGCATATCCGTACGCATGACCTCCGAGACATCGCCCATGATCGCCAGTGATTGGCGCATCTTGCGGCCGAACATCTCGCCGCCGCCAAGCAACTTCATCGCGCCATAGACACCCACCAATGGCCCCATTAACGTCATTAGCGAAGCCGTCAGCGCATGAACGCCAGCCGTCGCCGTGGCAAAGCCACCGGCCATCATGGTACCCATCCTAGCCGTAGCGGGTCCCATCGTACGGACTTGTCCCCGGGCCGAGCGCATCCGCTTATCGAACTGCGACGTCTGCGCACCCAGCCGAATCACAAGATCGCCGATTGCCGTGGCCACGTTACGCGCTCCGTTGTCCTGGGTCGTATGCCTGACGCACCTGCCGGGCAGCTTCCTCGGGGGCTATGTTCTCGGATTTCTGTTCTGCCATCGGATCGAAAGCGTCGGGCTCCATCTTCATATCCCAAACGTGGCACAGCGCCGAGAATCCGTTCTTGACGATCGCGATCAGTCGCTCCCATGGATCGGGTTCAATCGAACGATAGGCGATCCACTCGTCGAACTGCTCGGGCGATAGTTCGTCGAGCATTGCATCTACGTCCAGCGTCCCGACTATTCGCTCGGCGAACTGGAATGCGAGTCGTCGACGATGGTCGCGCTTGAGTTTTTTGCCAGGTCCTCGATGTCGTCACGGTTCAAGCCGCAATGCGCCGAACAAGCCTCATACAAAAAGGCGGTGTCCGCGCCGTCGTACTCGTCGAACACGCAAATATCCCGCGGCCCGAATAGCCGATTGCCCGCCTGGTCGACCAGGCATCGGACGAACAGCCGCCGGCTGGCGTCTTCCATTCGTGACTTCTTTATTCCCGTCCCGCGCGAACTCCACACCTCGCCTTGATACTGCTGCGTCTCGAATTCAGTCAGCGATTGAATCCGCACCGCCAAACCGCACACCGGCATTGGCTCCAACGTCTTATACCGGCGCACCTGTGTCGCGCCGATCTCGCGTAGCTGGTCCGCACTGGCGAGCCCGTTTGTTTCGCTCATGTCTACTCGTCCTCAATGATAATGATGGGGGAATCTTCCTTGCGCTGCTCCCACGCAGCGTCCTCAAAGTTGGGGCCCGGTTTCCACGTGCCGTCCGGGTTGTAGCCGACCATGACCCCCGTATCGAACGCCTCGAAATCGTCGGGGTGAATGCCGGCCGCCTTGCGGCGCTGGTGCATCTTGGCCAGGACAATCTCCGGGTCGCTCATGCCAGCGGCTACCCGGCACTCCTCGTCCGCCGGGTCGGCGCAGCCATGGATCACGAACTTATAGATTTGCGGCGCCTCCAATATCGTTCCCGCCGGAATGATGCCGTCCGGCGGCCAATCTTCGGGATGCACGGCCTTCAGATCCATACATAACTTGCACTTCACAATTCACCTCGTTATGCAAAGACATCGACCAGGGATTCGATCCTCAATGAGGCGGCCGAACCACTGGCATTGGTCATGTACAGCGCAGTCACGTCCGCCGTAATCTGCACCGTGTCGTAGCTGTCCGTGGTCCAGATGTACGGCACATCGGCAACCAGCACGATTGTGTCATCTGGCACACTATCGCTGTTCGTCTTCAACGTCATCGCCTGATCGGACAGAATAAAGATCATCACAATGCCGTTGCCTCGCTCCAACGACCACGGGGTCAGCAGGTCCGTACTGCTATCGGGAATGCTGACATCCAAGCGGGGTCCGTTGTCGCCGACGTAACTCTTGGTCTTGCTTTGCGAAAGCCCGGCATCAGCCCAGCCCAATGTGATCTTGTGCGTATAAGCCATCTTCTAACTCCTTATGCGAAGACGGGAATTCCGTCGAGTTTGCCGGAAATGGACATTTTCAGTCCGTCGTTCAACGCAACGGTCCCACCGGCGCTAATGCCTGCGCAGGTAAACGTCCACGTAGACGTGCCGGTGTCGGCAAACGTGACTTGACACTTCACGATCATGGCCGATAGTAGACCGGTGGTCGACAGATAGCCCAACCATTCGGTATGGCTCGCATCAGCCGGATCGTAGAACACGTTGGCGGAAAACGACCCGCCTTCGGTTCGCCCAGTTGGCGAATGCTCAATACCGGCGTTTGCATTATTGAGCGTGTCGCTCTCGAACGTCTCCATTTCCATGTCAGGCAAATCAATGTCGATCACCTGCGCCATCGTCACGTACGCGACGCCAGCAAGGTCTTGCGCGAAGACGGTGCCCTTGCACTTCACTTTGACGGCCATAGGATCTATCCTTTCTTTAGTGCCTCTTTTTTGATTACTTGCCAGATCTTCTTGCGGGCCGCATTGACGGCCGCGACGTTGGAACCGGCGAAAGCCAGCCGGGTCACTT